GTTAAATTTAGAGATTCTACATGGCCATGTCTTGTAAGTTTAGATTCAACTTGCATTTTTAATGGGTGAGTTATCTCATAGGAATCGTCAACAACACCATCTACCAATTCACATATAAGTTCTTCCCCATTTAATAATTTAAGAACTTTATAAGCATTTGTAGTTGTGTTCATTTTAGTTTTCCCTTACTTTAGTTTTATCTTACTTATTTCGTAGTTAAATTGTTGTTCGTTATAGATATTTATTCGTTCTGAAAAGTGATTAAGCGTAAAGTTCCTTCTTTCTTTGTAAGATATATCATCAGCAATATCGAATACTAAAACTCCCATTTTACTCTTAGTAGCCCGCAAACCTCTTCCGATTGATTGCAAGACTCTAATTTTAGACTTTGAAGGTGAGGAGAACACGATGTTGTGAAGGTTGCGAATGTTAATACCAGTACTAAAAGTACCAAAACTCGCAATAATAATAGCATCCTTTTCATTTTCAACTATTTCCCTAATTTTCTCACGTTCTAAACTATCTACGCCGCCGTAAACAAAAAATACCTTTCTATCCTTTGCAATCTTACTTATCTCTTTGTATAATATTTTTCCATGTTTTTCTACGAGTTGAAATAAACATAATGTATTGCCAGAAATGTTGCGACACAAATCAATAATGAATTTATTCCTAGCGCTATTCGTAACCAGATATTCGAGCTCTTCAGCATAGGTCATTTTCTCTCGTATAGGTGGATGTTTTAACACCACACATTTTATTTTTAAGTTGGCAAGAGTTTTCTTGTCCATTAACTCTTTAGTTGTTACTACAGTATCAACAGGACCAAATAGACCCTCTAGTACCAACTGATGCGTCTGTGTACCGTCTAGCGTCCCTGTAAGACCATATCTGTACTTACATTGATGTAACTTGGTCATTATACCAGTAAGAGATTTTGCCTTAAATAAATGAGCTTCATCTCCAATCACACAGCCAAAATTTTCAAAATATTTCTTTGGCATTTTATAGATAGATTGCCACGTTGATATCGCAACGTCTTTAGTTATCTTTTTATCGTGTCCCTGATATATTTTTTGGCAGTATGTGCCTGGACTCCAACCATAATCTTCAAAGTCAGAATACATCTGTTCAACTAAAGATGTAGTAGGCACTAGTATCAAAGTCTTTAAACCCATCATATGATAATAACGAACTAACACATATATTATTAAAGACTTACCAGAAGCAGTAGGACTAACAAGCAAAACCCGATTTTTGGATATGGCGTGTTGTACAGCTTCCAACTGATAATCTCTAATTTTGAGGGATTTTCCTTTTGATTTTGGTTTGAGGCTCCTGACGAAATTTTTAACATCCGATAGTATAATATCCCTATCATTTTCTACATCCTCTTCTAGTGTATATTCTATATTGTTTTGTTTGCAATATTTCTTTATGTATGATAACAAGCCAACATAGATTTGTCCAGTACCCGGCGAAAATAATCTTATTTTACCATCCCACATTCTATTGCGATACATGGGCATAAATTTAGCGCCAGGCACTTCAAAAGTAAAGAACTCTGTCAACTCTTGAGATGTTGATGGACTTATATTATTTAGAGTAAGATATACTTCATTTTTCTTAGATATATGCATTTTGTAATGTATTAGGTTCGCCGTAAGGGCCTCTCACAATTATATTCCATGATATGCTAATGCGTTCACCTTGTGTGGGTGGAACCCAATGCATTAACCATGATGGAAAAATAAAACCGACTCCTTGTATTGCATTAAATCCTACCATACTACCATTATCCCAATTAGGTTTATTTCTAGGACGTAAAACAGTTGCTTGAGCTCTTGGATCAAAAAATTGTATTGGCGATGATTTTTCATCTGATTTTAAATAATATACACCCGATAAGAAATTATTAGAATGTGTGTGTGGTGCATGAGCATCACCTTTCTGTAACGTGTTAGCCCACATACCAGTAATTTCTAGCTTATCATATTGATATTCCATCATATTACAGATTTGTTCTGCCACATCAGAAATGGTTTCTTTTAATTTGATGAAATTTGGTAGTTTATGCAAATTATCAGATGAGTGATAATCTTTACCTGTGTTCGGCATTTGGGTGCCGAAGTGGCGGCTGTCCGGGCCGTGCAATATATCAGACTTTTTCATCATAATTTCTGATATATGTGTTTTCATATTATTATACTCATCTGTGGGAGGGTGGTACTTAAATTCATAAATTATTGTTGAAAAACATCTATAGATATTTACATCAGCCATGTCACTATACTCCATCTTGTTCCTTTTGTTACTACCTTTGCTTCATGTGGAAACATAAAGTTGGAAGGAAATATAATTCCAGAACCTTTTTCTGGTTCAAATCTTTTATTTGCTACATAAAACTCACCACCTTCATAATCATCATTCAGATAAAGAAGAACTGAAACTTGTGGGTATCCGTATTGTTGGCCGTGACTATGATGAATATTGTCAACATGTCTTGACATAAAACCACCTTCAGAATAACGATTAATCCTAAAATCTGTCATATGTTGAACACTGAATAAAGGAAATTCTTTTGAATATCTATGACATGCATATTCAAAAGATATCTTTATATCTCCATAGAGGGTACTATCACTTCCTACTATGTTAGGTCCGACCCAACACTCGTCCATTCGTACATGTTCATCACTATTTTCTATCTTACCTTTATGACTTGAATATGTGGAAGATTTAAAATTGAGATCAAAATCCATAATATTTTTACAAACATCATTTGGAATTACATTCTTATAATATCCAATATATTTTTCGATGTCCATCAAATCATTCCAGCTTCAAATTTTTTCCATTCAATTGCATTTTTAATATCCCATCCACGATTATCAATTGACTTAATAACACCATCAATATATTTTATCACAATTTCTAAGTATCCAATCTTATCCATCAATTCAATAATTTCTTCATCAGAACTAATATACATTGCCAAATCATTTTTTAAAACTTTCAAGTCAAATGGTTTTGCAACATAAACTTTGACATCAGCCTTACCACCATAGTACTCCCATTTCTCTCTGTACATACGTTGATAATCACCATTGGCCTTTTGCAATAGTAATTGATATCTTGTTTTATGCTCAAGATATTTTGCTTTTATCTTTTGGTTTTTGAGGGATTCAGAATCAAGATGTTCCTCATTTTCTATAATGAGGTCTTTACTTGCTTGTTCTTTTAATTGTTCTAGGTTCATAATGTAATGTTTCAAAAAATGAGCAGAATTGATTCCTCTCTTTTTTATTTTGACTTTAAAAGTCTAAGATGTTAATATGTTAAAGTTTATCGCATCTGCTCGGGTTTATTTATAATGTGTTTATTTCATAAATTTGATATGCAAACTCAGCAGTTACAGTCATATATTCTACGTCAGTAACAGCTTGAGTGAAATCCAATGCCCCCAAAGATATAGGAAAAATATCTTTAAAATTTATTTCTACAATAGGATTATTTTTATTGGAAAGCACCATGAGATATGCATCTGAATATAATGCTCTATCAGGAATAGCTTTACCAACCAAATCTACTGGAGGAGTTTTGCCACCAGCTGGTGTATTTGATGTTACATCTCTAAATGTACGAAACTCTTCTCTATCTGTTGGAAATCCTATACCCTTCATCCAATTATGTAATGAAATATAATTTTCCAGATATTCATCTACTTGGAAAGTTATAGATAGATTATCGTATGTAAGTTTTTCTCCAACTGTAGGAATATCTTTAAATGGAGTTGGGTGAATAACAGTGTCAGCAGAAATGCTAGGAACATTTGCACTTAGAGTAAAAAATTCCACTTTCGGTAATTGATGTATACCAAATTTAAATTGTGTTGAACTTGCATAGTCCAACTTATCAGGTTGTCTTGCAAGTGGTGATTGTGCTGTTGCCATGTATCTATTTATATGTTATGGATAATAACTATATCACTTACAAACATAATTGTCAAGACCTTTTATTTATGACAAAAAAGGGAGGCCCAAAGGCCTCCCTAAGTTTACTTTACTAATTTTCTTATTATTACATAAGATTGGTAACTTTAACCCGACGATACCAAGCATTGGTATTCGCATCAAGTGATGCATCAGAGTTAACTGTGTCACCAGCAGCAACCGCACCCTTGGCGGCAAAAGGATTAGCAGCAAGACCGTAACGAGTCTTGAAACCAATCTTGGGCTGGAAGGAACTTTCACCAACCGCACGAACCATCTGAAGCGGAACGTATGGGCAGTAGAAGAACCCAGCATCATAAGGGGAAGTACCCTTATAACCACAGACATAGTACTGTGAAGCAGCTGCGTTAGCGGAATATGGATCAACATACACCTTGAAACGACCATTCATTACACCAGCAAATGTGGTGGTTGTGTCGTCAACATTGAGGTTATTGTTAAGAGCAGGGGTATAATCCAGAACACCAGCCATCTGAAGTGCAGAAGCAACATCAGCAGAGCAGATGACCATATTACCCTTGCCGCGACGAGTCTCTTGACCAATCGCATTGGCGTCACGTTCTATAGCGAACATTAGACCCTTAAATTTCTCAACTGACCAACGACCATTTGAGTCGGTATCAAGATCGAAGATACCAGCAGTTGTCGTATTAATCGCAGCACCCTTAACAGCTGTGACATACAGAGAACGAACTACCTCACGGTTAATTTCAGCGAGGATTTCAGAACTCAGAATATTCGCAAGTTCTGTCTCGGCGTCAAGACCATGAATTGCTTTAAGGTCTTGTGCGAGTTCCATTGTATACTCGGCCTTGAGGGCACGGGATACAGCAGTAACCGTGGACTTTTCGATTGAGAACGCCATCTGTGCGAAAGAGTTCGCAGCACTGTCACCCAATGCTTCAGCCTGTGCCCTTGTCATACCTGTAGCACTTACATAAGTACCGGCAGAAGGACTATCGTTCAAAACCGCAGGGTTGGTTTCGGTTGCACCAACATCGCCGCCACCAATAGTACCAGCAAGGTTTTGGTTCGATGCACCAGTTTTACCAGGCATTGCTTCGTCAACGAGAGCCTCAGCACCGTCTTGCGACAGGAATGAGGAGCGCATTGCAAAGATAAGACCAGTTGGACCTGTCATCGGTTGCACACCACATACGTCATATGCAATCAGATTAGGCATGGCACGACGAACCAATGAGATCAAAATTGGGTCCCAAGTATCCATCTGTCCACCACCCATGCTGTTAACAGGAGCAGCTTCCGAAAGGAAACCACGGTCTTCTTTCAGAGCTTTTTCTTGGTTCTCTAGGATGAGAGTAGTAACTGCCCGCTTGTAAGAATCCTCAATCCTTGGAAGATCGGGGTGTTCTAGGACTGGCTGCCACTTTTCTTGTAGATGTTCTGTTTGAAACATTTGTTTCTCCTTTTTAGTTACATCCGTTTGATATAATGTTTATGCACTC